TATTCCAAGCCCGTTGGATAACGAAGGGGTTTAATAACCGTGCAAACAAGTAACGAAAAGATCCTCGATCGTTATATAAAGCACCAGACATATTTGTTGCGGTATGCAGGGGGGCTTCGTAATGAAGTTCTTCCCGCACTTGCTAAAACAGAAACGAAGTTACAAAGCGCGATCCTGGAATGGGTTTCCCGTGCGGATGGGGATAGAACTTTAACGGGTACCAGTGGGCGCAAATGGCAAAAGGATTTCGAAGACGTTATTAACGGAATACGGCGTCCCGCTTGGGATGAAATTACGTTGGAAATGCAAAGCCAGATGAAAGAGCTTGCTGTTGCTGAGGCTGCTACAGGTGCAGCGGTTATTCAAAGCGCTGTACCCGTTACCCTTGGCCTTGCACTGCCGCCAGCTGCACAGCTTGTTGCGATCGTTAACAGCCAGCCTTTCCAGGGGCGCACTTTAAAAGGCTGGATGGAGCGCACAGCCCAGGCGGACGTGGACAGGTTGCTGACAGCAACCAAGATCGGTATAACGCAAGGTCAGACCCCTACAGACGTGGCACGCTCCATTGTAGGCTCGCGTGTGGGACAACGTGGGGACGCGGTAGCACGCAAAGCGTTCCGTGATACTGAGAGTGTAATCCTTACCATTACAAACGGTATCCAGAACGAAGCCAAACAAGCGCTGTATGAAGCAAACGCGGACATCATTAAGCTTGAACAATACGTTGCAACATTGGATGTTAGAACGACGTTGGAGTGTGCTGCAAATGACGGCAAGATATTTGAACGCGGTAAGGGTCCAATGCCACCGCTTCACTTTCGTTGCCGTTCCCTGCGAGTACCTGCAATCAATGCGGACGCATTAGGTAACAGGGGCTTTGACAGCGCTACTGAAAAGCAGCTTGTTAATGAATACGCTGATGCAAACGGTTTGGAAAGAGTTAACAAGCGGGCGGACCTTCCTCGTGGTACCAAAACCAAGTTCGACGCCTTTGCACGCAAGCGCCGCAGGCAGCTTGTCGGACAAGTACCTGCACAAACCAACTATAATGACTGGCTCAAAACACAAACACCAGAGTTCCAGGATCAGGTGTTGGGTAAGGCACGCGCCGACATGTTTAGGAACGGTGACATAAGCCTAGACAAGTTTATTGCACGGGATGGCGATACGCTAACGTTGGACCAGCTTAAACAAAAGGGGTTGGGCATTGAAACACCCATTACTCCAAGGACCTTAACAGTAAGCAGCTTTGACACAAAGGACTTCACCACTGCGGCGCAGTCTTTTAAAACTGCTCGCAAAGGTTTTGACACGGACTTGGACTTTATTGCAAGCGTAGATCCTGCACTGGTAGGGGTTGATAAATGGCCTGACCTTAGTAAGCTAAACGATAAAGACCTTGCAAGCGTGGTGTCGAACCTGGAAATGGTTGTGGTTAACACCTCTCCAGGAGGTAAGCCTAAACGCTATATTAACGCCGTTCGCAAGAAAACAATGGCGCAAGCAAGCGTCAGTAAAGCAGTCCCCGATATTAAAAAGCCTAAGGCAGCAAGGATTCCAAAGGAGGCGCCTGCTGTTACAGTAACACCTGAAACTCCAATTAAAGCTAAACAGGTTCCGCCTGTTGTAAGGGATCTTAACATCCGTCACGATAGTGATGTAACCCCTGCACAGAAGAAGCGATTGGAGCGGTTAACGCAAGAGGGGTTTGACTTATTCCCGCAACGGTATGTTCAGCACGTTGCAGGTACAACAATTGAAACATCCGCTCGCAATATAAAAGGAGCGGAGTTTAGTTTCCGTGACAAGTTTATTACAGTTCACTCCGGTGTAAGGGATGCAGATTATATAACGCACGAATTATTCCATGTATTAGACGATAAGTTTAGCAAGACTAACTTGCTGTCAGGCACCTTGTCATGGGACAGTGGTGACAGTATCCTTGATGATTTAGCACAAGCGACCGCCCGTGAATTCCTTAAACGGAAGACGCCCGGAATGAGTACCGGTCGGTTAGTAGGTAACAAAACAGCACAATACTTCAGCGGGGATTGGGATGACTGGTATGAAGCAGTTCAATATCATAAGGAAAAGATATCACCTGAATACTTAACAGTTGGCGCACAGCGTTATATAACTAGAACCCCACGGATTGAACAAACTATGCGGGAAAAACAACCTGCACTATTTAAACTTATGGAATACCTTTACAGATCCGACGATATGTAATAGTATTCCACTCAGCGAATGGTCGCTATAAATAACGGAGTGATTCCAATGTTTGAAGCTGAATATCCTGATTATGAGTCCATCCCTGCTGCTGTAAAGCATTTATTTACAAGCAAGGATGGAAAATATGTGTTACTTGGCGCGGGTGAAATTAAAACCGTGGACGATGTTTCACGTGTGCAAGAAGGCCTTCGCAAAGAGCGTGAAGACCACAAAGACACCCGCCTTAAGCTTTCAAAGTTTGGCGCACTGGACCCCGATGACGTTGTTACAAAGCTGGACCGGATTGTAGAACTTGAAGCCGCTGCTGGCGGTAAGATTGATGAAACCAAGATCAATGAAATGGTTGAGGCACGGTTACGCACAAAGACCGCACCATTGGAACGACAGATTACTACCTTAACAACTGAGAAGGGTGATCTTGAAACCGCTGTTGGCGCGTATAAAGGCAACGAGCGCAAGCGTACCATCCATGACCACATCCGCAAAGCTGCAAGCACTGCGAAGCTCCGTGACACTGCTATGGAAGACGCTTTGTTATTGGGTGAGAACATCTTTGACGTGGACGAGTCCGGCCGTGTTGTTACCAAAGACAACGTTGGCGTGACCCCGGGCATTGAGCCTACAGTGTGGTTAAGCGAAGTTAAAAACACCCGCCCCCACTGGTGGCCCGAATCGCAGGGTGCAGGTTTACCGGGCGGACAGGGTGGCAACGCTGGTGCAAATAACCCGTTCACCGCTGCAAACTGGAACATGACGGAACAGGGTAAGCTTGTTACTGCTGATCGTTCCCGTGCAGAGCAACTTGCAAAGTCCGCGGGCACAACCCTGGGCGGTCCCAAGCCTGCAAAGGTATAACAAGTAATTTCATTAATTGCTTGCTTTTTATATCTTCTGTACTTATTATAAAGGTGACCTCGTTGTGGGGTTGCCTTTATTTGTTTTGGGCTGGCGGTCATGGGATTCGCGGCGCCTGGATTAAAACCCTAAGCCAAAATCCGCAGGAGGATATAACATGGCTACTGGACCGATTACCCGCATTTCCGATATTATCGTACCCGAGATCTTTAACCCTTACGTGCAGCAACTGACTGAAGACAAGTCACGCATCGTTCAGTCCGGTGCTGCAATGCGCGATCCTATGTTGGATCAAAACCTCGCTGGCGGTGGCCTTACCTTTAACGTACCGTCGTTCAAGGACCTGGACAATGACGTGGAAAACGTTTCTTCCGATGAAGCTGATGACAGCTATACCGGTGGAACGAATAACTCCACTCCACAGAAAACAGGCACCTCACAGGAAACCGCTGTTCGCTTGTCGCGTAACCAGTCCTGGAGCTCCTCTGACCTTGCAGCCGCGCTCGCGGGTGTGGATCCGATGGAAAGCATTGCCCAACGGGTTTCAACGTATTGGGCGCGTCGTCAACAAGCTGCATTCATTGCAACTGTAAACGGGGTCTTCGCTGACAACGATGCTGCACCTGCTGGAAGTGAGCACGTGGCAGAGGATTTGACCAACGACATCTCCGGTTCAGCTTACTCCGCCGGTGTAACGGATTTCAGTGCTCCTGCATTTATTGACGCTGCTGTAACAATGGGTGACAGCATGGGCGATCTGTCCATGATAGCAGTTCACTCCATCGTCTACGCACGTATGCAGAAGAACAACCTGATTGACTACATCCCGGACGCACGCGGTGAAGTGCAGATCCCGACCTTCCTTGGTCGTGTGGTTATTGTGGATGACGGTATTACTGCCTCCTCCGGTGTATTCAGCACATGGTTATTTGGCGCTGGTGCTATTCGTATGGGCGTCGGTTCTCCGAAGGTTCCAACGGAAAGCAAGCGGGATCCTGATGCTGGTAACGGCGGTGGCGCGGAAGTGCTGTACAACCGAGTTGAATGGGCGCTGCACCCTGCAGGACACCGCTATGTGGGCACAGCACCTAGTGGCGGACCGTCCAACGCTGCTACCACCAACAACTTGGCAAACGCAGCCAGCTGGCAGCGTTCTTACAGCGAACGTAAACAGGTTAAGATCGCTCGGCTTATTACGCGGGAGTTCTAAGCTATAAGAAAGGGGGCGTTCGCGTCCCCTTTCCGTCTTTTTACACGCTGGAGGTAACATGCCTATTTATAAACGACACCTTCGCTACGGTTCGTTTGACCGTGTGCGCCACAGCACTAATCTGCTGTCCTTTTTAAATGAGCAAGCAACCAAACTAACAGGCACGGGTACCGGTAAAACGGTCACCTTTGTTAACGCATCAAACACTGTGGCGTTAAATGCACATGGCCTTGAGGACGGCCACGGACCATTGGTTCTCGTTAACGATGGCGGAGCGTTGCCCGCTGAACTATCAGCGGACGTGTTGTACTGGGCGCACGTTATTGACGTTGATAGCTTTACCTTGCATTTAACGCAAGAAGGCGCTTTGGATGATTCCGGTGTGATTGCGTTCACCACGGATGGATCAGGAACCTCAACGGTCGTTAACGCAATTACGGAGGAAGGTGTATACAACCTTCTTAAAAGCAATACCGCCGAGCAGGTGCAAGCATTAGCAGCTCTGCCAAACGTTTAAGGAATTAATTATGCAAACCCGCATTCGTGAAGCATTAGCCAAGTTAGATACAGCTAATGAGGGCCATTGGACGTCCGAAGGTATGCCCCGCCTGGATGTAATGAAAGACCTTGTTGGGCAAGCTGTAAGCCGTGCGGATATTACTTCCGCTGCGAAAAGCTTTACACGCAAGACACCAAACCTTGAAACCGAAGCGCCTGAACTAACCGGTAACGGGGATTCCGCTGATGTGCAAGAAAGCGACATTGTTGCAGGTGCAAACACAGAGGAACCTTCGTATGTACAAGAAGAAGAAGAAGCGGATAAAAAAGTAGAAGCTGAGTTCGTTGAAGCACAAAAGGGCATTGACAAAGCCAACCGGCGGTTACTTGCTGCACAAGCTGCAATGGATGCTTTGATTACCCGTCGCGCACGAGCTCAATCAAGTGTAACCACTGCACACGATGTTAAGGCCTACCAACACTCCCAAAACCGTCAACGTCAGCAAGGTGCTGCTCGCCAACGTGCAATGATTGAAGCGTTCGCAGCCGCCAAGGTTAACGGACAATATTAGGGTGAACGATAATGGCAAAGCGGAAAGCGATTAAACGCATACCACAAGCCAAGCTGACGCCCCTGTATCCAAAAGGATGGCCTAGCAACTTGCGGGCCGTCCTTTATCTTAACAGCAAGGCACGCAAGGCACGCAAAGAGGGAGAAGTTTAATGCCTGTTTTTAAGGTTGAGGACGGTACAGGTTTTTCGGATGCCACGTCTTACGCGGATGAGGTGTTTGCTGACGACTTCCTTGGGGCAACATGGGCACCAGACAGTGCCTCAAAACAAGCTGCACTAATGGAGGCAACCCAATACGCTGACATTCGCTGGGGAGGAACCCTTATGGGTAGACCCTTAAACGCGGAGCAGGTATTGGAGTTCCCCCGTGTAGGTATACGGGACCGTTACGGCCGGCTTGTGGTGGGTGTACCCGCTGATCTTATGAAAGGTGTATGCTTGTACGCTAAACAATCGATCACCGGAACCCT